CCAGTTGTTCCACCCTTTAGATCAACAAAAGAAGCGTCGATGGAATTACCAAGGGTCCGCATTGCAGCGGCGCCGTCTTTAACTAAATCTGTATCGTCAGGGGTTTCCCATCCGAAGTTGGTTGTATTTGCCATTGTTCTCCTTTAGGCCACTATTGTAGCGTCAAGCCACTCTAAGGTAGGTGAAATTGTCTGCCAAGTCTCTGGAGCCGGTACGTCGTCCCATTGGAAAGCTTGGAGTGAATAGGCCACCGGAGACAAATTTAGAGTTAGGTTCAATTGATTAAGCCCCGCGGTCCAAGTCCAGCCTTCGACAAATCCTTGAAATTGTCCGGCTGTCATATTGCTTGGCAATTGCGTTATATTGAGCGGCAGGCCCATAAATACATTTAATAGAGCATCCCGGTCTGCGTCATCGATTTCCGAGCTAGCCAATGGGAAGCTAATTTGCTTTAAGCCAAATTGCGGGTTAGAGCGAATGTTCAGATAAAAGGCTGCTTGGCTAGTTGCGTCAGTGGCTTGGCGGAGAGTAGTGGTAACCGTAGCGCCCAAGTTACCGTAAGCAGCAATTGACGTCGGGTCGCTATCGGTAACTGATAGGGAGCTGTTATTGCCGTAACTTAGCGTTATGTTGTTGCGGACGTCTCCGGCTCGTTTAACCATATTAAGCCCCGGGCCAAAGGCGTGATGACCATCCAAATCCACATAGCCATTGACGCTCAGGTATTGTCCTCGACGAGTGCTATCCGCGTAACCAATCCGGCCTTGCGCGTCCTCGTACAGATAACCCAATGCACTGGAAGCAAAACGACCGGCCAGATTATAAACTGTGTCGTTCAAATTGGTTTCGCTGTGCAGCTCATAATCTCCGGGTTGATCAATTGTGCCTAAGCCAGAATTTTCAGCATCGGCCCAAGTCGTTGTGGCATCATAAGTTGCCCAAGTGGTTGCAGCCGGGACCTCATCCCAAGAATCAAATAAAACCCCTTGCAACAATTCATAAATTCGGTCTCCATCAAATTGATGGCCAAAGCTACCTACATAAACAGAGCGATTTAATCTAGCTAAAGCTCCTACGCCAATAATGTTTATTCTTTGGCTTGTGGCAATTGCTCCGGACATTTCCACAGTAATAGCAATATCGGTTACAAAACCGCCAAACAAGCTTACCCAATCTCCGCTTGAGTCTTGGACTTCAACGGTCACTGAATCATTAATTTCGTAAGGTACGGCTGCCAAGCTAGTCTCTAATAAGGTCAAATTACAATAACCGGCTAAAGGTTGAGCATATATGTCGGTGCGGCCAGAAGTAATAGTTAAACCGGCAAGAGTCGCGCCAGTAACCGTATAGCCATTAATTTTGACTCGATAGACTGGATTCCAAAGGCTCAATCTACTAACGCTCCTAGGCCGCCACCTGTTCGGCGTTGAGTGTTATTAAGCGCATCAGCTACCGCTGCGGCAAAACCGTTTTCATCGATAACGCTAGGTGCATTAACGTTGATAACGATATTCCGGTCAGCTTCTTCCCCTCTTCGGAAACCAGCCACATCAAAAACCGTCTGTAAGGAATCAATAAAGTTTTCTTGGGTGACTTGTTCAATTAATGTTAATTCTGGCTTACTTGCACTGCCTTTTGACGTACCGCCACCGGAAGTCCCCCCTGTCGAAGTTACGCTTGGAATTGAGCCACCTGAAACGCTGGCGACATTTGCAACAGCTCCAGAGGTCAGGCTTTCAACAGCTGCGGTGAATCCACTTGGCAAGCTTGAGCTGGAAACCGTATTAGATCCACTGCTACCGCCCTTAGTCGAAATCTTAGGAATGGTGTCAATATCGGGCAACAACGGAATTTTGTTATAAGCCTCGATAACGGTATTAACTGCGCTAATAGCGCTATTTGCCAGACTGATAACTTTACTAACTACGGTGTCGATTATATTGACGATTCCGGAAATCAATTTTCCCATTGTGCCGATAATCGGTCCAATTACTTTTGCAGCGACAACGAAAGCCGTTCCGATACCTTCAATGGCTGATGCGGCTGAACCTTTTAGTAAAGGCACCATATACGTTCTAAAAAAGTCATAAACGTCTTTAACCGCTGTGCCGACGGCATCAAAATTGTCTTTATTGTCTTTTAATACTTTGCTAAAGTTATCAAAAGCATCTCTCACCGCTTTTACAATTGGCTCAAGAAAATCTTTACCTTCGGTTACAAAATCTCTAATTCTGTCATTTAGCCCTGATCCGCCTTCATTAGAAAACGCTCCAGCTATGTCCTGTATGACTGGCAGAAACTTATCATTGAATAAATTAACAGCTTCCAAAGCTACCGGCAATAGAGCTTGGCCTAAAGTTATTTTTGCTTCTTCTAGGCGAGCGGTTAATATTTTTTGACTGTTAGCCATTCCGTCAGCGGTACGAGCAAAATCTCCTTGAGCATCCCGCGTTTGAGCGAGGACGACCTGATGAGCAGCTAGGACTTTTGTTTGTGCATCAAGAGCGCCTTTACCGTCGTAAAGACCCATTTCCATAGCTTTAGCTTTAAGGGTTGCATCATTGAGCAAAACACCATAAGCGCGGATTGGCTCGGATTCGCCGCGCAACGCAGCACCCAGAGCATTGATGGCTTGATCTACTGAAGTGTTATTGAAAGACGCAATATCGGAAGCTAACTTAACAAATTCAATAGAGAAGTTAGATAAGTCTTTGCCAGATAAGCCGGCTGCTTTACCAAAGGTTGCAAAAGTGCTGGCCGCGTTTTGCGCTTGGATTCTAGTCTGACCCAAGCTTGACGCAGCTTGAGCGGCAAATTTAGTTATCTCTTCAGAAACGTTACCAAATATGACGCCGACTTTTGAAGTGGATTCAGCCAAATCCGACGCAGCTTGTACCGCTTCTTTGCCTACCTTAATGGCCATTGCACCAGCGGCAGCACCTACTAGGGCAAAAGCCGCCCCAGCCTTTTTAGCAAAATCTCCTAGTTTGTCGCCGAATGTTAAGGTCTCTTTATTTGCATCGTTCATCCCTTTGACAAATTGCTTTGTCTCGGCAAGGACCTCAAGCTTTAACGTTCTATAATCTTGTGCCATTAGTTCTTCCAATTCTTAATGACGTTATTGACTTCTTTCATCCACATTAAAGTCAATTGAGGCTGAATTTTGCGAAGGGAAGGATAAATGAACCAACCCCTTGATCCTCGACCATAACGACCGGACCATTCTGGGAATTGCTTAAATCGCTGACTTCCGAATTCCAGTCCGCGCCAGAGAATCTTTGTGGAGCCGCCACCGGAAAAACGCTGACCATCAAAACCGTAAGATAGACGCCCTGTCTTTGAAGTACGAGAGATTGACGCGCCTTCTGCCACTCGCCTAGCCCCGGCATTGTTTTTGGTTCTTGAGGATGCCGCTTGTGAGATTTCTGATTTTGCCAACGTTGCAATTTCATAGGAAACTTTTCTGGCAGCCTCGACAGATTCATCGCCCATTGTTGTAAATGTCTTTGCCAGAGAAGCAAGCTCGCGCTTACTATACGGACTAAAATCAACGTCGTCGGCCACCGTTTCGCTTCTCCAGAATCTCTATCGCTGTCAGTATATCTTCCGCTTCAGTCCAGTATTGCATCGGAATCTTTGTGGCTATTGCTAGCTCCACAATTAACCGGCTTAGACTTCCGCGCTTGTGGCTTTTGGGTCATTCACCCCGGCTTGAACGTCTGCGACTGTCTCCATCCAAATCTCGAAAGACTTGACTGGCTTTCCAGCTGCTTCTCTCTTCATAGAGTGATAAGCGAGGAAGAGCAGGTCGTACATTCCAATTCCGTCATCCAGTTTCGAAACTACTTTACCGGTGCTCTTCTCCCACTTGGCCCACTCAGGTGGCGCAGCATAATAGGTCTCTGTTTCCCCTGAGTTATATTCAATTGTGATTGGTAATTTCATTGCTCCCGATGCTCCGATCTATTAGCTAAATGATTCTGCTGGTGTTCCAACGACTGTCATTGTCCAAGTGTCTGTAAGCGCTCCCGGAGCAGCGCCACCGGCAGATGGGAAAATTGGCAATACGTTGAAAGTGAATACTGCACCAGAAGCAGCTGTAAAGCTGACCGCTAGTGTTGTGTTTGGAGCTGCTTCTGCATCTGCCCACATTGCCTCAAATAGTGAGCCAACTGCGCCCCAGTCCTGAAGAAGTTCCACAGTGAATGTCCATTGACGATCTACTGATTTATAAGCGCGGCCATCAAGAGTTTGGTAAGTCTCGATAATGGTCTCGGCTGAAAGGGTCGCTGAAGTCGCTTGAGCATCGTAGGACGATGAGTCCAACGTGAAAGTGACATCGCGGCCAGTAATTACTGTCGTTGCCATTGTTTCTCCTAGTTTGTTTGCTCGTAGCGGACGCTCAAGCGAATATCAGCACACAAGAGATTTGTTGTGCCGACTGTAAGCACTGACGGTTTTTCAACTGTCGAGAGCTCGTACTTGGAAGCCGATAAAGCCCCAAGAATACTAATGACTAATTTTTCCAGATTATCTAGTGAAGCTGAGTTAGAAAAGTAAGCGACACAAGCGGTAATTGTGTAGTTCAGTTTAACGTGAGTTAAATTTTTACCGATTAATTCCAATTCCATATAAGGGGAATCCGGGACAATTGCCACTGCTGGAACGATTGGCGCTTCTGGAACGTGATCATAGACGTTAGCGATGACACCGGCTAGAGCCGTTTTGATAGCGCCGCGAATATCAGTTGAAATTGAAGTGGGCATTATCCCACCATAGTTTCAACATCTAAGTAAGGCCCAAGAAGACCAGTTACTTTTGCCAGTAGGTTTTTTGAAAGTCTATAAGGTGTTACTGCGAAATCAACGCCTTCTATTGTTCCGCCGGCGGCTGTACGAGATTGAAAGATTTCGACAGCGATAGCCAAAACTGCAGCCTCAACATTGGCATTTCCGACGTAGGTCGATAATCCAGAGAGCGCAGCGTTTCCGGCTGGGATAACGTTTTTCTCCAATATGTCTGCATTTGTGATTGCGACGGTAAAGACATAATCGGTAATTTCATCGTCGGTTACTGTATGAGTGCCGTTGAATGGAGATCCGCAGCCAGTAATTACGACGGATTGGCCTTGAGTAAATTCGTGAATTGTTGCAGTTTCAAAATATGCAATATTGTCAGTCAATTTAACTTTATTAATTTTGCTCTGAAAGGTGACCAACATTGGCAAAACCAGATTTTCACTGGCGTCGCAAATATCATCTAAATAAGCATCTGAATATAGGGATGACGAGACGCCAAGAATGGTTCTCAGCTCTGAAGCCGTGACTATTGTTGGCATCTCGTTATCCTTTCAAGCTATTGGGTGAGCGGCCAGCTCGGGAGCGGACTGGCCGTCACTATTTGAGTTTTACTATGCAACCATCCACTTGTAAGCGCCAGCTGCAACCTTTGTTGCTAGTGCGCCGTAACCATAGTATGCGA